AAGGAAAAAAGAGAAAAAAACTATTTACAAATAACCCACCAAGTGATATAATATTTTTATCAGATCGCGCTAAATTTAATTCTGGCCTTGTTGAACCTATTGAAAAGAAGGATCAAATAGGAGGGATGATTGCCTATATGTGGATAATATGGGATAGACGATTTTCTACGAAAACGCAATATACAAAAATGCAGTGGGTTAATCTTGAAGATGAATACGATGCATGGAGAGAACAGTATGATCAATGTAGTAATACCAGCAGCAGGTGAAGCAACTCGACTTCGGCCTTTAACATCAAATTGCTCAAAGGCTATGGTCAGAGTTCACGGAAAGCCTACAATTGAATATATCATTGAGTCCATTTATAAAAACACCCCTGATGTAGGTAAAATTATTATTGTTGATGGCAAGCATAATGATATACGTGAATGGGCATCTAAAAGCAAATATAATAATATTGAATGTGTAAAGCAGGGATCGTTAAACGGTCCCCGTGATGCTATAGCGGTTGGATGTCAATCTTTGTTAGATTTTGCAAATCCTCTTGTAGTTTGGTTAGGCGATGCTATTATCCTTGAAGAAAACATGCCATTGGGTGAAGACTTTCTTTTAACTAAAAAAGTTGAAGATCACTCTGCATGGTGTATGTGGGATGGAAATCAGTATTATAATAAACCTAAAGAAACTGTTAGAGATGCGGTAGCACTCGTAGGTTTATATAGTTTTGCTGATGGGTTTAAAGCTGCGCAGTCATTTATTAATACAAAAGAGTATGATATATCCGACGCGCTTGAATTGTATGGATATAATGTCAAGTTTAATAATATAAGCACTGAGCGTTGGTATGATATTGGAGACATTGCGTCATATCATAAAACTTGCGCTGAGTTCCTTACATTCAAAGCACGTGAATTTAATTCTTTTGAATACAAATCAGATATTAACGTTATTACAAAAATCCCATCTCACAATAATACCTTTGCGGTACGAACCATAATGAACGAAAAGAATTGGTACGAATCGCTCGATTCAGTTCAAAGTATGTTTATTCCTAAGATGCTTAAAGATGATTATGCTTTATCAATGTCATATGAGTCAGGTGTTTTATTGTCTGATTTATTTGCACACGAAGATATATCAAACAGCACCATAGATTATTTGATTGAAAAAGTAATTATTGCAATGCAAAATCATTTTCATAAACAACCAACACTTAAGTTTGCAGTTGACTTTCAAAATAATGCTAAAAAAATGTGGGTTGATAAAACAGCAGAACGTTTAGAATGTTCTGAAGATTATTATAATGATTTGGCAAAACGTTGTCTCGAAAAAGCAAAACCAGTTGCAGCTATGCATGGAGACTTGCATTTCGCAAACATATTATATAATCCATACAACGACAGTATTACATTGTTAGACCCTCGAGGCTCTTATGGTGATCATATAGGATGTGGTGGAGATCACTTATACGATATGTGCAAACTATCACACGATCTTTACCACGGTTATAATGAACTAGTGACCGGGCATAAATATCCAGAGTATGTTGCAAAAAGTTTTGAAAAACTAGTTGACAAATACTATAAAGCAGAGTATAATGAAATTATTGACGGCGGTGCGTTGCTTATTGCTACTTGTATTAAACTGCATTATGACTGTACTGATAGGCAAAAACGAATGAGAGATTATGTGAATGAATACGCAACAAACAATAGTAATGGATCTTGACGATACTATCTGCATTCCAATTCACGGAAGAAAAGATAGCCATAAAAAGTATGGAATGGCAAGTCCCAAAAAAGAAATGATTAATAGTTTAAAAAAGGCAAAAGAAAAAGGCTATAGGATAGTTATTCATACTGCTCGTAGGATGGTAACTCATGACGGCGATATAAATAAAATCATCGATGATGTCGGAAAAATTACAACTGATTGGTTGGAAAAGCACGAGGTACCATACGACGAAATAGTATGGGGTAAACCATACGGCATTTATTATGTTGATGACAAAGCAATGCTACCGCAAGACTTTGTCAAATTTATAGAATGGGATTAAAATGAAAAACATTGGCTTTGCAAAAGTAGGCAAATCTATTAAATTTAGAACAAACAAGTATTCTCCAATCGGTGGAGACAACGAAGCATCGTGTACTCTACGCGCTGTAGCAAATAACAATCCGGATAAAAATTTTTATATCATAGGTCGTTCTGATTATGCTACTCTATCTGATGCCGAAAAAACCAAATTATTTACATATGATAACGTGATTGATATATGGCAAGGGATTCCATTGTCTATGTCAGAAGCTTATTTTAATCATATCATTACCTACTTTAAGGAAAAAAATATTACACTCGACTTTACAATTATGATGATTGGTCAAATGAGTAACGTAACTATTCCAAATCGTATTCAAAAGGTAAGAGAAGGGAACGACGGAAAACCTGCCGCAACTCTTGATATGTCCAAGTGGTACACGACTCCAATTATCGCGTGGCTGAATGAAGAAAAGCCACCTTACGTTGAAATCGTAAATGATCCTCGCTATACGATAAAACAACCGCGTGATTTATTCCATATGCCGATGAAATCTCTCGGTCAGTATGATTATGAATATGAGACGTTTGCTATTCGTAACTACGAAGACCAGGAACGTATTACTCGTATCGTGAAATCAGAATATGCTGGTATGGAAACCGCGTTCTGTGGTGATTATGAATATAGTGAACAAGTAAACACAGATCGCAATACAAACTTTATGGTCGTTCTCAACGAAGGTAAACCATCTCGTTATAACTTACTCAAGGAATGGGTCCTGAATAAGTTTAATGAAGTAGAAGTATATGGTAAATGGTCAGATGTAATTGGAGATGACAGCCGTTTCAAAGGATCCCTTCATCTTAGTGAACTGCAGAATAAGTTACAAGATGTAAAGTTTACCTTCATCATTCCGATTAAAGAAGGTTGGACTACATCTAAGTATATTGAAATGATACATGCAGGTGTAATTCCTTTTTTACATCCTTCATATGATACTCAAGGGCATCTGCCCATTCCGATGTTTCTTCGTCCACAGACTCCATCCGAGTTTTACGAACGCATGCAGACTCTTATTGAAAATAAAGAGCGGTATGAACAAGTACTTACCAATTTGCGTAAAGCAATTCTTAAACCAGAATATTACGACGGTACATTTATAAACAACAAGATTATGTCCTCAGTGGATCCAAGTTATACCCGCCCGGATACTAGCAAGTATAAAAAGAAAACTGTAGCTACACTTGAAGACTTTTTTGCATAAGGAATAAGAATAATGAGCAATATTACATGGGCATCACATATACCACTTATCGGTGGCCAAATGCTAGGAGCGGAAAAGGCTTTTGGTAAACCGCCAGAGGCAATCTATTCCTACGATGGATTTCAGGCAAATGATAGTCACTATGTCAACTATCAGAATAATGTAAAAGGTCGTGGATTGGAATATCGACTCCTAGACGAAGGTCCACCTATTCATAAGGTTGACGTTGTATCGGGTACTCCACCTTGTGCTGCGCTATCGCAATTAAATACTGGTAAGACCGAGGAAGCAAAAGGCGCAGGTTGTGCAAAAAACGAATGGATGTACAAAGTATTTGAGGACGGTTTTGATTTATTCGGAGCAAAGGCAGTTGTAGTTGAGAATGCTCCAGCGCTATATACAAATAAAGGTCGTGAAGTTGCGAACAATTTGTTTGACATTTGCAACAAAAGAGGTTATAGTTTAACTCTATATAAAACTTCTACTAAGTATCACGGTATTCCTCAGGCTCGCGATCGTACCTTTGCGATCGGCTGGAAATCAGAAAAAGCTCCAATCATGTCCTGGTACAAACGAGATCGTAAAAACTTTAGGGACTATATAACTGAGGTTGATGAAAAGACTCTACAGCAGGATTTAATTATTAACCAAAAGCTCGATGATGAACCATACTTCCAGTTTCTTAAATCCAAAACAAACGAAAATCCAAGGGATATTTTAATTCGCAATCAAAACATTACTGCCTTTACGTATATCCAACGCCAAGGATTACTCGAAGAAGCAAACGAGTGGTTTAAAGACATTGGCCACGAACGCGGAATTAAGGTATCAGATCATGCAATTAAAAAGTTTGCGGCTGGTAAAGGAGTATGGGACAGCTCTACTCATGTTTTCAACGAGTGTATGAATGCGGTAATCGGTAGAAACCTTGCCGATACTATTCATCCTATCCACGATCGTTCTTTAACTATACGTGAGGCACTGCACATGATGGGATTTCCTGACGACTTTGAACTCGTTGGTGGCCTCGCAAAAATGAACCACATTGCCCAGAACGTGCCAGTACCTACGTCTCGAGATATACACACTGAAATTGGTAAGTTTATTCGTGGAGAATTAAAACTATCTGATACAAATTATTTACGCCAAAATAATCATTATGAAAGAATGGAAAACGATCCGCTCGGGAAAACTGATATGGCAACATTGGAGGAATTCTTTGCATGAGTAATCACTTTATTATTGATTTTGAAACTATGGGTAAGGACGCATCAAAGTGCGCTATCGTAGATTGTTCTGTAATGGTATTTAATATGGATCGCTTTTTGTCAAATCCATATACACTTAATAGTATAACCGAAACAAAAAAGTTTAAGCTTTCGGTTGCTGACCAGGTTAAAAACTATGGGTGGGAAATTGATAAAAGTACTTTGCAATTTTGGGAAGAGCAAGATCCTGAGGTCCGTGCAAATGTTTCTCCGAAAAAATCAGATCTAACAGTTAAAGAATTCGTAAAAAGCTTTCATGAGTTTTTAATTGATTCTCCAAAAATAGATTATTGGTGGAGCCGTTCTAATACGTTTGACCCAATCATTCTTTCTCGTATTTTTGAAGCTGAAGATAAATTGCTTCATCTCGAGGAATACCTTAAATATTGGAAAGTTCGCGATACTCGTACTTATATTGATGCAAAGCTAAACTTCCCAAAACAAAACGGTTTTATTCCAATGATCGATGAAAATACTTGGAATAAAAACTTTAAAAAACACGATAGTGCCTGGGATATTCTTGCTGACGTAATTAGATTTCAACAAATACATCGTGCAGAAAACGATTTAGAATTACTTTAAGGAATATATTATGGATATCCAAATTACAACAGAACATTTGCAAAAATACAAATTATTTATTGGAGCACCAATGTACGGTGGTCAATGCGCAGGGTCGTTTTGTAAATCGACTAACGATCTTTCGGCAATGTGTGCAAAATACGGAATTGAGCTTAAGTTTTATTATTTGTTTAATGAAAGCTTAGTTCAGCGTGCAAGAAATTACGTAGCAGATGAATTTCTTCGCTCGGATTGCACCCACTTGATGTTTATTGATTCAGATATTGGATTTAAAGCTAATGACGTATTAACGTTATTAGGAATTCAAACAATGCAACCAGAAAACTACGATATTATGACAGGGCCATATCCTAAAAAGACTATTGCATGGGAAAAAATTAAGACTGCAGTTGAGTTAGGAAAGGCTGATGAAAATCCGTTTGACCTTGACTATTATGCTGGCGATTACGTTTTTAATATGGCGGAAGGTGTAAAATCATTTAAAATAAACGAACCTGTTGCAGTAAGCGAAGCAGGAACAGGATTTATGTTAATACCACGTGAAGTATTGGAAAAATACTCAGAAGCATATCCAGAACTTAAATATATTCCAGACCATGTAAGAACAAAAAACTTTGACGGAACTCACGAAATTACAGCTTTTTTTGATTGCGAAATAGACCCAAATTCAAAAAGATATTTATCAGAAGATTATTTCTTTTGTAGGAATGCTACAAAAATTGGAATCAAATTGCATATGTGTCCATGGATGGAATTGCAACATGTAGGAAGTTATATATTTAAAGGATCTTTAGGTGCCGTAAGCACATTGGGTATGACTCCTACAGCTTCAAAAAGTTCTAACCCTAAAAATTATAAAAAAACAAAACGAGCTTTTAGACCATAAAATGATTGACATTTTAAAACTATTATGTTATAATTATATTAATGACAACCAGGAGAAACTATATAATGAAACTAT